ATTTTGAATATGATGGTCACAAAATGAAAGCAATTCATGTGCAGAGATGTACACATTTTGATGATCATCTATATGTATTTGCAAAGGAGCAGGAATGAAATGGATTTTAATACTGTTTCTGTACACTGGTGAAGAAATTGTTTATGGTGAAGTCCCTGCTTGCATTATAGATGACATATGGAACAAAGTTGAAATGTATGAGCAAGAAAATGACATTGATATTCAAGGGTGGGGATGTTATGACGAAAAAACTTTTAAAATTAGAGAAAACGCAAGAAAAAAGTTAGGTATAGATGTTTGATTTTTTTATTGTAACGCTTTGGTTTGAGTTAAATAACAAACTATATATGAAACATTATCCATGTCATTGGGTAACTAATTGTGGCAACGCTGTATCTAAGTTAGTTGAGGATTATGAAGATAAATATCCTTTAAGAAAATTTAGAGCAGCAAAATGTAATAAACCATCTGTGTGGTTTAAAAAATATAAACTTAATAAATGGGATCAAGTAAAAGATAAGGAGTAAGAATGGAAACATTAATCGTAGGGTTAGTAATAAATCTGTATACATGGAGCAATGCCGATTTTTTTGTGCAAAAGAAAAACAATGAACGAGAATATACTTGTGTATGGGTTGACAAAGGATGGTCAAAAGCAGATCCAAAGAACCCCTCATTAGATATATTTGGATACACTAAATATAAACAAGAATGTGTAATGAAAGAAAAAGAATGAGAAAAAAAAAGAAAGTTGAAATAGAAGAAAAACTAGAATGTCATAGAAAAAGAATGAAAGAATACAATGATTTAGTCAATCAAGATAAAAAGTTAATGAAATGGGTTGATAAGTTAGATAAATTATATTGGCGTACACAGGTATGTGAAAAGAAATAAGGAGAAAAAATGAATTTGAATAAAACAGAAATAGAGTTAATTCAATATTGTCTTAATCATACATTGGGATCAAGACCTTGGAGTTATTTTAGATATTATTCAAAATATACTGAAAAAGAAGATTTAAAAAAATTAGAAGAATTACAAAAAAAGGTAAATAAACTGCAAACAAAATTAAGAAAAAAATGAAACTACTTGACCTTTTTTCTGGTATTGGTGGCTTTAGTTTAGGTGCAGAATATAATAATATAGAAACAATAGGATTTGTAGAAAAAGATGCATTTTGTCAAAAAGTATTACGAAAACACTGGCCTAACACACCAATCATTGGAAATATAAGAGATGTCACAAAAGATACCTTTGAATCAGTTGACATTGTTTCCGGAGGATTCCCCTGTCAACCCTTCTCAGTCGCAGGAAAACGAAGAGGAACAGACGATGACCGCTATCTCTGGGATGAAACTATTAGAGTCGTGTCCCTTTACAAACCCCGATGGTTTGTTGGCGAAAATGTGGAAGGAATTGTTAACATCCAAAACGGCATGGTCCTCAGACAGGTGCAAGATGACTTGGAAAAAGAAGGTTTCGAAGTCCAATGTGGTATTATTCCAGCTTCAGGCATCGGTGCTTGGCATCAAAGAAAGAGAGTCTGGATTTTGGGCTACTCCCAACACAATGGATCATCTACCACCAAGGAGCAAAGAGGGAACACTCAAACTTCAACAGGGTCACAGAAAAGGGAGAACTCGTCCCTCCAATCTGAGAGAACAAGTAGACCCACAGACAATGGCAATGTATCCAACACCCACGACTCAAGAGATAGAGCATCCAGATATGATTCTCAACGAGAAGGGGAGAAGAATGCCAAAGAAGGGCAAAACAGACCACAGTTTGAATCTAGCAGACACAGTGAGAATGATGTATCCAACACCAACTCCAGCCTGCGAAGAGGGAGGGCAACAATCTCACAGGGTGGAAAGAACAAAATCTGGGGGTTTTATTCTAAGGAAGAAAAACAAAACCAATCAGACTTATGGAGCGAAACTATCAGATGCGATGTTGTATCTGGAGAAAAAGAAGATGTATCCAACTCCCAACACCAACGATGGAGCGACCAATCCAGCAGAGGACATAGAGAATTGGGAGAAAAGAGCAGAGAAAAAGAAAAAAGAGGGGATCAATCTGCATTATGCTCTTCGACACGCAGTGCAGAAAGAGGAACAGATGAAGATGTATCCAACTCCAGTAGCGAAAGACAATTGCACAGAGAGTCTGGAAACCTGGGAGAAGAGAGCAGAGAAACACAAGGCGCAAGGGAAAACGATACCCAAGGCACTAAGGATACAAGTTCAAGAGGAGAACAAGAAAATATACAATACTCCCACGACCAACGATCACAAGAACACCAGCTTTCCCAAAAGTCAGAAGAACAGACACTCAATAGTGGGGAACTTAATGCAGGAGAAAAACCCACCCAAAGTTGGTGGGAGATTGAATCCTCAGTTTGTACAGTTCCTAATGGGGTATCCTATAGATTGGACAAAGATAGAGTGAATCAAATTAAATCGTTAGGAAATTCAATTGTACCCCAGATCGCATACCAAATCTTTAAAGCAATAGTAACAGTAGACAAGGAGGGATAATGCTTAAAGAAAAAATAGTTATATATGAAGTTTGTGAAGAATGCCATGGAAATGGTTTTATACGGTATGATAGATTTAAGGATAAAGACATAGACACCACTTATGTATGTAATGCTTGTGGTGGTTCTGGTCATTCTGGTAAACGTTATGCATAAAAAACCACATCTTCGTTTGTTGTCTTTGGGTGCTGGAGTACAGTCCAGCACTCTTGCCCTTATGATACATAAAGGTGAGATACCTATGGTAGATTGCGCTATTTTCGCTGATACCATGGCAGAACCCCCAAAAGTATATGAGTGGTTAGAGTTTATTAAAAAAACTGTGTCTTTTCCTGTACATATTGTTAGCTACAGAAACTTAGAAAAGGATGTATTAGATGCAAGTGAGGGTAATTTTCAGGCTTTTACTATTCCTTTTCATACAAAAGATATTGATAGTGGAAAACGAGGAATGCTCATGCGACAATGCACAGCAGATTATAAAATAAAACCTGTCGTAAAAAAAATTCGTGAATTGTTGGGATACAGTAAAGGACAAAGAGTTAGTCTTGATACGAAAGTAGAGATGTTATTAGGTATTTCCACAGATGAACTTAGACGAATGAGAATGAATAAATTAAGATACATAGAAAATCAGTATCCATTAATTAACGATTTAGGTATGTCAAGGCAGGATTGTATCGTTTGGATGAAAAATAATGGGTATCCAATGCCTACTAAATCTGCTTGTTACTTTTGTCCTTTTCATAGTCAAGCATCGTGGAAAGAGATAAAAAAAGATGATCCAGAATTATTTAAAAAGGCAGTTGATATGGATTATAAAATTAGAGATCAAGAAAAGTACAAAATCAAAAACAAATTTAAAGATGAACTTTTTTTACATAGAAGTTGTCAACCCCTAGATAAAGCTATGGAAGATGATGGCCAATTAGATATGTTTGATAACTTTAATAGTATTTGTGATGAGGGTATGTGTGGGGTTTGATGAATAACAAATACACACGAATACCTAACGAAAAACTCTTTGTAAAAGACTCAAAATATAAAAATTATAGTTATTTAAAAGAGCGCATCATTAATGAAAAGCTTCTTCCTTATTCCTGTCAAGTCTGTGGGTTATCAGATTCGTGGCAGGAAAAAAAATTATCGCTTGTACTTGACCACATAAATGGTGTAAAAAAAGATAATAGGCTCTCGAATCTCAGATTTGTATGTCCGAATTGCGATAGTCAGTTACCAACGTTCAAGAGTAAAAATATCAAGTATCAAAGAAAATTTAATCTGTCAGGCTACGACCCTGATATATATAAAGATAACTAAATAACCACGAACCACGACTCAAGGACCTCAACCTTTACCTGGAGTTGTTATGGATAAAAAAGAAAAATTAACTAAATTACTAAACCTTTTATCGTTTAAATTAGGCCATAAAGATTATGTCGCTGCATTCAGCTTGATTTATGACCTCAAATTAGGTGGCTTGACTAAAGAGCAAACCATTGAAATATTTAAAGAAGTTGCTCATTTAGAATATGAGTTTAATAACTATAAAAAATTCTCTGTCATACAAGGTAGCAAACAAGATGGTAAATAGATACACTAAAGGTATGTCTAAAAAAATTGACCTTACTGATCTCTTCAACATTACTGAAGAAGATCCCCTTATACTTAATGTAGAGGATATGAACTTTGAAGAACGCACTGTACTGTTTGATAAGTTGTATCAAGACTATATTCTTTTGCTTGATGAAAAGAAAACATCAAAACTTGTAAAACAAAATTACAGAAAATTGTTAAAAGAAATATCTCTACATTATTTTCACTAATGGTTGCGCCATACTTGTTACAAAAAATGGGAATAAAGTTTGCACGTTCTGTGCTTGATAGAAACTTAGACCCAGAACAACGATTGTGGCGAGCTGTCGTTGTCAATGCTTTTGACGAAACATTAATCAATCAGTCAGATAGAAAATCATCACTTATTAAAATAACTGCCCATAATTGGATCATAGAAGCTGACGATAATTTTAGATTAGCTTGCGAGTGGGGAACATTAGACCCAGAAGATATGAACCAATGCTATATAAGAGCCTTAAAAAAACGCAGTATCTATTTCACAAAACGTCAAATAGCCTGGAAAGAATACGATAAAATTTATAAAAGAATGATTTCTGAAGAAAATAAAATTGTCAGAAAAGTAAAAAGAAAAGAAGTAGATGCTTTCAGAAAATATGTAAAAAACATTCCTGATATGGTTATTTCCACCATATTTGTTTCAGCTTTTTCTTAGTTCCCATAGTCGTGAAATTTCTACAATGAGTCATAATCATAGCGCAGCTCAAGATAAGCATGGGATAATGACCACCAACCACGGTCCACGTGACCCAAAATATTTGTGAAAATAAACCAAACAAGGGTGCATACCAAGATTGATTACCATAGATGTAAATTGAAATTACCGCAGTAATTGCACAAATGAATTCAAGAAAAAGGTACATTATAAAAAAATAGCACATAAATCATATAAATCTATGTGCTATCCTCATTAACGAAAGGTATTCATTATATACCATATTGCAATCATACTTGCAATCATTTTCCTATAATGTCGTTCCTTACAACTTTTTTTTTAAATAAAAAGGTAAAATAGCACTAAATTTTAGGAAAACTAGGAAAATAAGCAGAAAACTAGGAAAAATAACAAAAAGTTTTAGGAAAATTTTAGGAAAAATTCCCAAAAAGTAGGAAAATAACAAATTTCTTATGGACAAGACCTTGCATTTTAATTTTTTTTTTTTTATTGTAAGGAAAGGGTATATAGTAAAAATGGCAAAATTAAAAATCAATAGATTTTATTATAGACCATTACCAGATAATTTAACAATTGGACAAAGTGAAATTGATGGCTATGGTATTTTTGCAAAAGAAACGATTGGCAAGGGAGTAGATTTAGGATCTACACATATTAAAGTGCCAATGATTTTTGGATATGTAAGAACACCATTAGGAGGTTTTGTAAATCATAGTGTTAAAAATAACTGCGAATTATTTATAAAAGAAGACTGGGACGATTATGTAATATACAATATAGTAACAACAAAAAAAATAAATAAATATAATGAAATTTTGCTAAATTATAATAACTGATGGGAAAAAAATCTAATCAACTAAAAACTTCAATGGAATTGACTGCACAACAAAGAAACTTTGTTGACATACTTGTGGCAAATTGGGGTCAGATGAAAAAAGCAGATGCAGCAGAAAAAGCTGGGTATACCTCAACTCGTGGAAAACCATATGAACAAGCAAGTCGTTTGTTGAACCCAGATTTAAATCCTCATGTTTGTAGATATTTAGAAAAAAAACTACAAAAAGAAACAGAAAAGTATGAAAAAGATAAATTGGCTAGATTTAAAACATTTGAACGATTAAGAAATGGTGCAGAGATGAAAGGTCAGTACACAGGTGCAATCAACGCAGAGTTTCGAGCAGGACAGATGGCAGGCATGTTTGTTGATAAAAAAGAAATAACTCATAATACTTTAGAAGGTATGAGTAGAGAACAACTTGAGGAAAGATTGCAACAACTTGAAAAAAAGATTGATGATTCCTCTGCAATCATAGATGTTACACCTAATCATATCAAAGAAATCACCTAATCATAGGCAATCATATTATTTTCTGTGTCCCCAAAAATAGACAATCATACCCAAAATCATATAAATTAAAACAATTTCCATCAGCTTGATTTTTCTTTATTAAAGATCTTTTTCCTGGAATTCTTCAACTTGTTCATCAATGATGTCAATAGGTAAACCTTTGTTTAATTCTTTGTAGTTGCCCTCACACCATTTCTCTTCAACTTCTGAACGATTGTAAGCTTCAACCTCAAATTGCCATTTTGCAACTGCTCTTGTAGTTACAATAAATTTTTTTAATTTTTTAGTCATATTTTCTCCTTATGCTTATTACTCCAAATTTTCTTAATGTGTTAACTTCATTATCACAAATTTTTTCCATACAATGAACTTTACAGTTGATTCCATCTAAAATCATATATGTATCTTCATCAAAATCACTTGGTTCTGCACTACCATAGTAATTAGCTATGAGTTCAATATCTTGATAGTCTTGAGCATCTTGAACTACTTCAAATTCGTGAAACTCATTTTCTCCATCTATTAATTTAAAAGTTATTAAAGCCTTAGTCATTTTGCACCTCTATCTGATAGAATTCTCCACCTTTTAAAAAGTTATGCAATGACGATAATATATCATTATAATATTTTTGAGAATCTAGTTTTAAATCGTCCATTAAATTCTCAATAACATATTTATAACCATCTTTATCAAAAGTGTCATACCATTCTTCGTAGTATTTAATATATCTTTTAACATCTGATATTTTAATTTTTAAATATTTTTTAGTCATTACTCGTTCTCCTTATGTGTTCATTAATGACACCTAATATTTTACTAATGTTAGGGTCAGTTGATGATATTTTTAATTCTTCAACAGTATCATCACCAACACCTAAGTCTTGCTCAATCCATTCTTGCTCTTCCTCTTTCCAATCCTTGACATCTTCAGTAGTGCCAAAACTTATATAGATTCCTCTATCTTCGTGGACAGTTCTTTTATATATTTTATAGTGTTTAGTCATTTTTTAACCTTTCATTTTCTAAATATTTAAGTTTGTCTACTAGATTCATTAAAGTAAACATAGTTGCATTTGTGTTAGTAGGAGCACATTCAAAACCATATTCAATTGCAGTTTGGTTAAGACCTTGCCACACATTTATACAATCATATTTTTTTTCGTGGGCTTGGTTTATTATTTTACTAACTTCATTCATAACCCAATCAATTTGTTTTTCGTCTATTTTAGACATTATATTTTATCCTTTCGTATTATTTTTAATTGATATTGCTTTTATATAAAAATGTTGAGCCATAGTTAAATCTTCTTTAATCAACAAATTATATCTACGACTAAACACAACGATACAACTTGGAAAAGGTGCAGAATTTTTGGAATTACCAAATTTTAATCTACCCCTTACATATCGTATTTGACCATAAACACAATAGTCGTGCCAATACTTCGTATCAGTTCTACTAGGTATTAACATCACAACAGTACAGCCCTTTAAACTTTCTTCATATGCTTTTTTTACAAATTCACCTATTTTTGAATAAGGTGGGTTACACCATATGAAGGGTGCAAAGTTATTTTCGCTTTTTAACAAGGTTGACCAATCATATTTCAAACAATCTTGTTCTTTAGCAATAAATTTTTTAACTTTTGTATTTTCTTTCGTTGCACAAATATCATAATCAAAATTAAATTCTTCATTTAATCTTTCATATAAATCGTCTGGTGTACTCCATTCATCTGAATTTTTACTAAATAAAACTTTATCCACCATTTTTTATCCTTTCTCCCACCCAATAAAGGGTGGGATATTGTTTATATTATTTTTTTGTAATCCCACACATTTTTAATTGTGTTTGAGAAATACCCATTTTGTAAAAAAGATTTTTATTTGTTAAATCTTTTCTTAACAATCGCGCTTGAGTAAACCAACTGATAGGAATTGGACACACTCCATCATCACCACCAAAGATTTCTCTTTTTCGCTCCCAAGCATCTTCGTGAATATTAGGATTACATTCCTCACAATAGACAACAACACTACCTTTTTTGTCTTTTGCTTTATTCATTTTTTTTGAATGATTCATAAGGTAAACACCACTATCACCAACTAAAACTAAAGAGGGTGCAATTCGTTTTTCCTCATCTTTATTCATATACTTTGCATAAGGGTGGTCACAATTGTGACCATTACCTTGTTGCCATAGAATTAAATCATCTATTTTTTGTTTATCAAAATAAATATATTCCATTTTAACTCCATATCTTTTCACAATTAATATCAATCACAAAGTGACCATTGTCAGAATTATCTCCATCATTTTTATCTTTACCTAAGTAAATTGAATGAGTAATTCTTTCTTTATTAGTATAATCTGCAAATTGTTTATCTTTTTGCAAATCTGCAATAAACAAAACCATAACTCTTTGAGGTTCTAACCTTGTGTATGGAGTTGATATATTATCTTCTTTTTTTTCGTTTACTTCTCTTTTGAGTTTTTTAACCCAATCAAGTGCATATTTGGGAAAATCAGAACCTCCCCAATGGTTGAATAAAGGAACACTTTCCTCTCTTCTTTTATCGTGAATGTAGTCAATTTCATTCATAAAGCTTATTGATACTCTATCGCCCATAATTTATCCTTTCGTTTAACGATTAGTATTATCTTATTATTTCCCAAATAAATGGATATGTCAACAAATTAATTTGACAATTGTTATTTTTTTTCGTATTATAATGAAAAGACTTTATATTAACTCATTAATTGAAAGGAATTATATAATGAGCAAAACTAAAGAATACTATTATGAGCAAGAGTGCAGAGATATCTGTGATGCCATACAAGACATTGACTTTGGTGATGAAGATTTTCAACCTACAATGCAAGAAATGGTTACTTCAATACAAGAGAAAATTGGATATCCTATTTTCCATACTTATGATGAAATAGAGGATATGATTCGTGATTATTGCAATGAGAAAGGTGGTGAGTAATGGAATTTGTTGTATCAAAAGCTAAAGATATGCTTGTGACTTTTAATCAGTTTGCTAGTATTAGTGAGCCTAAAGCAAAAGCAATTACTGTTACAAATACTTCTAAAGATACTGTTTTATTAGAAACTGATTCTCTTGATGAAGTAATTAAACTTGTAAATGAATACGATAAACACACTTATTATGATTTACCATTATTTGATAGATGTTTATTTGATATCAAAAACCTTATCCCTAAAGATTGGGAAGATGTATCTTATAGTAATGATACTTGTCCTAGTTATGAGGTTAAGGGATTTCAAATATTTATTGATAATCTTAACCCAAAAGAAAGAGAATACCAAGAGAGTGATAGTAAGAGATTTCATATTATCAAAGCAAGTAATTATGGTATGGGATATAAACCTTTATTAGAAACTGACAATTTTTTTGAAGTTTTGGAGTTTGTAAATGACAATTAATTTATTGAATAAAATATATATTGCTTGGTGCGAGAGAGAACAATTTGACGAAATCTTGAGTGCAGATGAAATGCTTTTAAGTGGTCAAGTTCAAATGCCTTATCAATGTTATTGGTTAAGAAGATTTATTGAAATATGGAATAGAGTTGAGGATATTGAAAGTCAACGATATTGGAAAAGAAAGCAAAAAATTGTTAATTAAAATTTTCATAATCTTGCTTTTAATTTTCTTGCTAGGTTTTTGGTTTGGAGATGAATGAATCTCAACTGTGGCAAAAAATCAACACACTTCAAAAAACACAGAAATTGTGGCACTTTACTAGAATTGAGAGTGCCACAATTCGTGGAATTCCAGATTTAAATTGTTTGATAAATGGTTGCGAATTTTGGTTAGAATTAAAATCAAAGGAAAGCAAGAATTTAGGACTTTCAAACTATCAGATTAATTGGCATATCAAACATCAAAAATGTGGTGGTAAAGTTTTTATCTTGCTACCAAGTACCAAGCAGAGAGAGTTCAAACTTTTCAGAATCGTGGGTCTTGATTCACGAAATCATATCATATCCAATCATGTTCCCAATCATATCCCCAATCATACTTGCAATCATATCATATCTAATTATACAATCATATCTAATCATATTGATAACAAGCTTCGTGGTCCTAGAATCAAAAAAACAGATTCAAAAAACAATAACCCAGGAATGTTTCGCCTGGTTCTGGAGTCACGAACCTTGGGCGAGCTGTTCAAACAGCTCGAAAAATTGTTGCATAAATAAAAAAAAGCTTTGTAATTATCCCACGATATCTTATAATAAATATAATATTAATTAATGAAAGGTTAAGTTATGCAAACTAAAGAAAAAAAATGTATTGATCTTGTACAATCAGAATATGATTATAGATTAAATAAATTCAAAGAAGCTTATGACTATTTTTTCGAAGATGAAGAATCAAGAAAGCCAAACGATGCATTGGAACATTGCGAAGATTTTTGTCAATATATAAATGAACTTGGTTTAAGCTTTGATTATGTAGAACCTAACACATTTCAAGATCAAAAGCTTGGTTATTGGAGGTGGCAATTGTCCTGGGGTGGTCCTTCTGATGAATTTAGAATTTTTGTAGATGAAGACAAAAACATTTATAAAATTGAATATTGGTATTTAGATTGGTTTGATGGTGCAAGTGTCATTGTTAAAGATAGTTTAATTTATCATATTATTGAAGAATATTTTTTAGTCCAATAATCATACAATCATATAATCATAATCATATCTGGCGCTTAATCATAGCGCCAGATCATACCTACAATCATATAATCATATAATCATATCACTAGAACCTAGGATCCAGCTTCAAGTAAATATATAAATGTTTATTGGATTAAAAAACCTGGATCAGCTTGATTTTTTTCAAGCTGATCCAGGTAAGGAAGGAACTTATTTTAAAAATCAATTGTTTTAATTTGTTCTATTAAAATTTCTTCTTGAATTTCTTTTAAAAAGCTTTCATCGTCTTTAAAAGAAAATCTAAATTCAGAATCATATCTAAATGTTTTTCTACTAATTGAATCATAAACAACAGTATCCATAGTGCCATCGTCTACAATTTGTAAATCAATTATATGTTTTTTAGTTAATTCACTCATAACAAAAAAAGGGAAGGTTATTAGCCTTCCCTTTTCCTTTCTATTGTTTGATTGTTTTAATATTTATTTTTCTATACTCAATTTTTCTTACACACTCTTGGTAAAGAGTTTTGTCAAGTTCTCTGAGTTTTTTAACATCAATCACATCTCTTATTTCATTACTTCTAGAAATTTGATGTGTTGCACTTTTAGTCTTAACGATAACAGTACCATTATGTTTATCTAAAATAGTATGTTGTCTTTCTGTCATAGCTTTATCATCTGCCATAACAGTTTTCTTTAAATCTCTTCCAGAAATAAATTCAATAGAATTAACTTGGTCTATTGATAAATTTCTAAGAGTTTTTATTTTACTTTGAGCCATTTTATTTTTCCTTTCGTTAAATGATAATATTAATTGCTCTATTATATTATGGGATATAATAAGATATATGTCAACAAAAATAATTATAAAAAAAAAATAAAATCTGATACTATTACATTCAAAGAACTATTAATATTATGTAAACAATATAAATTAATATAATCATAATCATTCTATGGGTAACTATCATAGTTGCCCATATTTCCAAGGCTCATTTCTCATTTACATATCATACTAACTAGCGATTTTCTGACCACCTGCGGGCAGGCGCTTGCTAGCCTGTACACCTATAGGCTAAGTTAGATATATGTAAATATTTGAAATTTATTTTAGTTTATCTATAATGTCCAAATGAAGTCTGATTTAATGACAACAGAAAAACTGAGGCTCGAAGTAGAGAGGCTCTGGATTAAACACATCAAGTTATGTCAGGATCACTTTTTGTATTTTGTTCAGGAAGTTTGGCCAGATTTTATATGTCGTAAAGAAAAAGATAGGAGTAAGTGGGGACATCATCAGATTATTGCTCACGAGTTTACGAACATTGCTGCAGATAAAAAAGGGAGGCTCATTATCAATATGCCCCCTAGACACACTAAATCTGAATTTGCATCTGTATATTTTCCTGCATGGATCATTGGCAAGTATCCAAAAATGAAAATAATGCAGGTGTCGCACAACACAGAACTGGCAGTAAGGTTTGGTTCTAAGGTTCGTAATATTATTGATTCACCAGAGTACAAACAAATTTTTGGTAATGTGAAACTGCGTGAGGACTCCAAAGCCAAAGGTCGTTGGGAAACAAATCACGGAGGTGAGTATTATGCAGCAGGAGTTGGAGCGAGTATCACGGGGCGTGGTGCGGACTTATTGATTATTGATGACCCACACACGGAACAAGACTCAATGTCAGATATTGCGATGGAACGTGCTTATGATTGGTATACATCTGGTCCACGACAGAGGTTACAGCCTGGGGGATCTATACTGATGGTAATGACGAGATGGGCAGAAGATGATCTTACAGGTAGATTATTGAAGGCTCAAACTGAACCTAAAGCAGATAAGTGGCGACAGATTTCATTTCCCGCGATCCTCGACTCAGGGAACCCAGTATGGCCAGAGTATTGGGAGTTAGAAGAATTAGAAAAGATTAAGTCAAGTATTCCTATTCGTAACTGGTCAGCTCAGTATATGCAAAATCCTACATCTGAGGAAGGTGCAATTTTAAAACGAGAATGGTGGCAACCATGGAAAGGTGAGGGGATACCTAATCTTATGCATGTAATTCAGAGTTATGATACAGCGTTTAGTAAAAAAGAAACAGCGGATTATTCTGCAATTACGACTTGGGGTATATTTTTTCCAGAAGAAGGAGGGGCACCACATATGATTTTATTAGATGCCATTAGGGGTAAATTTGATTTTCCAGAATTAAAAGCAGTGGCATTAGATGCGAATAAGTATTGGGAACCAGAAACAACAATTATAGAACAAAAAGCCAGTGGTGAACCCTTGACTCAGGAATTTAGACGAATGGGTATACCAGTGATACCTTTTGTTCCTAGTAAGGGTAATGATAAATATACAAGAGTGAATGCTTGTGCGCCTGTCTTTGAAAGTGGACAGGTGTGGTTTCCTTATGGAGAAAAATTTGCTGATGATGTGATTGACGAATGTGCTGCGTTTCCCAATGGTGCACATGATGATTATGTTGATTCTACGACACAGGCTGTGTTAAGGTATAGGCAAGGGAACTTTATTGAGTTATACTCAGACTATGTTGACAATGAAGATTTACCCCCTAAAGAATATAGGTATTACGAATGAGTGAAGAGTCAGAAGATAAACAAAGAACAGCCCAAAGATTATCAGCATTAAGTAGTATTTTTGGGAAAGGCACAGTGCCTAGCAGTTTAGCAGATTTAATTAATTTTAATAAAAGACCAAGACGAAGAGCACCAAGAGGTGAAAGTGTTACTACACAACTGAGACGATTTAAAACAAGACCTGTTAAAGAGAACCCAGAGTTTGATATTGTGGGTAGGCAAGTTCCTGACATTGAAACAGAAGTTAGGAAGGATATTGCAGAGAATCTTGGTGCAAGCGCATTAAAGGTTGATCCTAAAATGGTAGATCCTGTTTTAAAAAGATTAACACCAGCTCTACAAGATTTGAGAAGAACGATAGCTCCAGCCAATAAAGGTACTTTTGTTAATGTCAAAACAAAATTAGGACGGACTAAAAAAACAAGGATTACATAATGGATGATGAAGACAATCTGGAAGAACAGGTTAATCCTGTAGATGTAGAAGTTGAAGAACCTACTGAAGAGATCGTAGAAGAAGATGCAGCACCAGAAGAAGATAATTTCTACAAAAATTTAGCTGAAGATATGGACGATAGAGCCTTGACCGCTTTATCGAGTGACTTGATTACAGAATTTAAAAAAGATAAAGAGTCCAGAGGTGATTGGGAAAAAGGGTATACATCAGGATTGGACTTACTAGGATTTAAGTATAACGATGAAGGTCAGCCTTTCAAAGGTGCGAGTGGCGTGACCCATCCTTTATTATCCGAGTCTGTTACACAATTCCAAGCACAAGCATATAAAGAGTTACTACCACCAGATGGCCCAGTTAGAACACAAGTGGTTGGTGATACGAGTAAGCCTAAACAAGAACAAGCTCACAGAGTCCAAGAATTTATGAACTATATGGTGATGGACAAGATGGAGGAATATACTCCAGAGTTTGATCAACTGTTATTTTATTTACCTTTAGCAGGCAGTGCCTTTAAAAAAATCTATTATGATGAAATAAGACAACGAGCAGTAAGTAAATTTGTACCCGCAGAAGATTTAGTGGTTCCATATTATGCAACAGATCTTATGGATTGTGAAAGAATTACACACATTATTAAAATGACTGAAAATGATGTGTTGAAGAAACAAAAAACAGGGTTTTACAGGGACGTGGAACTTGCAGCTACGCAAGAAGAAGATGATATTCAGAATAAATACGATGAGATTGAAGGGGTCTCGGACCAAGGACCACGGGACTATCAGTTTAATGTGTTGGAAATGCATGTTGATTTAGATTTAGACGAGTATGAAAAGCAGAATAATGAAAAAAATGTTAAAGTTCCTTACATTGTAACGATTGATGAAGGTTCACAACAGGTTTTAAGTATCTATCGCAATTTTTCGCCTGATGATGAAACACTAAAACGCAACGAATACTTCGTTCATTACAAATTTTTACCTGGTTTAGGGTTTTATGGCTTTGGTTTGATACATATGATTGGTGGTTTGGCTAAAACTGCTACATCTGCACTACGACAATTGCTTGATGCGGGTACTTTGAGTAACTTACCTGCTGGTTTTAAGTCACGAGGACTTAGAATTAGGGATGATGACCAGCCTTTTCAGCCAGGAGAGTTCAGAGATGTTGATGCACCTGGTGGAAATATTAAGGATCAGTTCCAAATTCTACCTTTTAAAGAGCCAAGTGGTACACTTTTCCAACTTTTAGGCTTTGTAACACAAGCAGGACAAAAATTTGCGGCTATTGCTGATATGGCAGTGGGAAATGATGCCCAAAATAGAGCAGTGGGCACGACAATTGCCCTCTTGGAGCGTGGTTCTAGGGTAATGAGTGCTATTCACAAAAGATGTTACTACTCTATGCGACAAGAATTCAGATTATTAGCTAAAGTTTTTGGAACATACCTACCTCCAGTCTATCCTTACAATGTTTATGGTGGAAATAGGCTGATTAAAGTTGCAGATTTCAGTGATGATGTAGATGTTATCCCTGTTGCAGATCCAAATATCTTTTCTATGGCACAAAGAGTAACTTTAG